CTGTTGGTGAAATAAACAGATTAGCAAACGCTAAAGCAGAAGCCGGTCCTAACAGAGTAACAAATCCAGACAAAATCCTCAAACCTGTTCATCCCGTTGCAGATGCGTTTTTAACACAAGGGTTATTACAAGATTATGTTAGAGGTATTACTACAACTACAAGTCGTAGAACTCCTCCAAACAGTGTGTATGGTATATCAACTCCAGGACCATTAGATCGAAGAGAAGGAGCGCCGCGCAGAACGCTAGGAACTTCGCAGTATAGAACACCCGGCCCTCAGCCTGTTAGCAGACTAGGTGGAACAACATTGGTAATGGACGACGGGGACGACCAATTCCAGCGCAGAGCATCAGCTAGTGAGTTAGGTGAAGGAAATGCATATGCAGATACAGAAAACGGCGAACGAGGCGATCCTACTATACCTCAGAATGAGTATTTTCGTGTAAGAACAAGAACCGGTCATCAATTATTGATGCACAACTCAGAAGATTTAATTTACATTGGAAACGCTCGAGGCACATCATGGATAGAAATGACCAGCGATGGAAAAATTGACATTTATGCAAACGACAGTATCAGTGTGCATACACAAAATGATCTAAACTTTTATGCAGATCGTGATATTAACATGGAAGCTGGAAGAAATGTTAATATTAAAGCTAGTGCCGAATATAGTAAAAGAGATCCTACAGATGACAAAGGCAGAATATCCGACACTAATGGATCTGAAAGCGGCCGTGTACAGATCGAAAGCGCATACAATACAAATATCTTAATCGGAGCCAATGGTAGAATAGAAACTAGAGTCCATAAAATAGGTGTTACTGACCGTGACGGGAATTTAGATATTAATGTAAAAGGACATACAAAAATATCAACAGGCCAAGGAAACAACGATCATAATTTTGAATTATACACAACTGGCAAAAATCTAATAACATCTACTGATACATTGGATATTAATGCAGGCGGCAATATTACACTTACTGGCGGCACCGACATCAACCTTAACGGACCAACAGCTGCCTCTGCAAGCAGAGCCGGACCAATAACAGATCTTATTACACATGCTAATTTAGTAACTAATGGCGACCTAACATGGAATGAAACACGATATCTTGAAGATTATACAATTAATAGTATTGTAAAAAGAATGCCTATGCATGAACCGTGGCCATTACACGAAAATTTAACTCCGTTATTGTTTAAGAAAGCACTCACGGATAGAGAATTAATAATAGGAGACGACGATGTCTAATAAACTATATAACCAAAAATCAGTAGCACAGAATAGTGTAAGTGTAGGAGATACACGTAGTGGTTCCTATGTATACAAAGGATTTAGTAGTAAAGAAATCGACAACAGCTTTAAACTTTACGACGCTGAGCTTGTTAAACAAGATCTTATAAATCACTTCTATATTCGCAAGGGTGAAAAACTAGAAAATCCAAACTTTGGAAGTATTATTTGGGATATGCTGTTCGAACAATTTACAGAAGAAGTTAAAGAAATGATCTCAAAAAATGTAGAAGAGATTATTAATTATGACCCAAGAATAGTTGTAAATCAAGTGACAGTAGATGCTACAGAACAAGGCATGCGTATAGAAGCAGAAATACGATATATTGCGTTTAATGTAAGCGAGCGTATGACCTTCGACTTTGATAGAACCAATCAAACTATAAACTAAGCACTTTATTGCTTAAGGTAAATATCATATAGGATTAAAAAATGAGCAGTACCGGCAGACAGAATAACCTTATACTTAACGAAGATTGGACTCGCATCTATCAGACATTTCGCAATGCTGATTTTAAAAGCTATGATTTTGAGAATCTTCGCCGAGTAATTATTGCGTATCTTAGAGAAAACTATCCAGAAGATTTTAACGATTATATCGAAAGTTCTGAGTATCTTGCTCTCATTGATGCTGTAGCATTTCTGGGACAAAGTCTAAGTTTCCGTATAGATTTAGCCAGCCGTGAAAACTTCATCGAACTTGCAGAACGCAAAGAAAGTGTATTGCGAATTGCAAAAATGCTTAGTTACAATGCTAAACGAAACATCCCATCTAAAGGCCTGTTAAAGTTTACCTCAATATCCACCACAGAAGATGTTGTAGACAGCAACGGTAGAAACCTGGCCAATCAGGTAATATCTTGGAATGATGCTACTAATTCTAACTGGAGTGAGCAGTTTATTCTTGTTTTAAATTCAGCAATGGCCGACAATACAGCATTTGGTAGAAGCCAAGGTTCTGCTTTAATTCAAGGTATTCCTACAGAACAATATCGCTTCCGCACAACAAGTACTGATGTCCCGGTATATTCATATAATAAAACAGTAGCTGGTCGTAACATGACCTTTGAGATTGTAAGCACTACATTTAAAAACAGTGAAGATGTTTATGAGGAAGCACCGTTTCCAGGAAATCAGCTTGGATTTATCTATCGTCAAGATGGTAAAGGACCAGCTAGTAGTAACACAGGATTTTTCTTACACTTCAAGCAAGGCAGTTTAGAACTTGCAGATTTCAATATTGCAACACCGACTACAAATGAAACAGTTGCAGTAGAAAACGATAACATTAACAACGACGATGTTTGGTTGTTTAAACTTAATAGTGCCGGAGCTCAACTATCTGAATGGACACAGGTAGACAGTCTTGTAGGTAATAATATTGCTTACAATAGCTTGGTAGGAAATGTAAAAGATTTTTATGCTATAGAAACCAAAGAGAATGATAGAATCAATCTAGTATTTGCAGACGGAGTCTACGGTAATCTACCACAAGGAAACTTTCGTGTTTACTACAGAGTCAGCAACGGATTGCAGTATAGTGTACCGCCTAATGAAATGCGTGGAATCAATGTAAGTTTTGATTATCTTAACAAATCAGGTGTAAGACATACACTGACTGTTGGGCTAGGGCTACAATACACAGTAGATACTGCAACCTCAAGTGAAGATATCGATACAATTCGAGCGAATGCTCCTGCAACATATTACACACAAAACAGAATGATAACAGGAGAAGACTATAATCTTGCTCCGTTAACCAGCAGTCAAAATGTATTAAAAGTAAAGTCTGTGAACCGAAGCAGTAGTGGTATTTCTAGAAACTTTGATATTATAGATGCCAGCGGAAAATACAGTGATATTAGTGTGTTTGCAGATGACGGATACCTATACAAAGAGGCAGGCGAGCGTACAAAAACATTTAAATTTACAACAAGAATTGATATTATTAATTTTATTCGCAACAGTATCGAACCTGTGTTTACTGATACAGACGTATACAACTTCTATTTTACACAGTATCCAAAAATTATTTTTATAGATACTAATACTCAGTGGAATAATATCACACTAGCAGATGGATCATCTACGGGTTATTTCTTTAACGCAGTTGATCAAAGTTTATTACAGACTGGAACATTCAGTACAAACAATTTAAAGTATATTACAGTAGGTGCTAATGTTAAATTTAATGCACCTGCAGGACAGTCGTTTAAGCGAGGATTATTGGTAGCTACAGATTCTAACGATCCTCTACAAACATCGTATCTCTGGACAAAAGTAGTTAATGTTGTAGGAGATGGCACTAACGCAGGTCGAGGAGCATTAAGTACAGGTCAAGGGCCTGTAGTGTTTAGCGATATAATTCCTACAGGTGCTATTGCAACGAGAATATTACCAAGATTTGTTAATGACTTACCTACAGCATTAGAAACTGAAATAGTAAATCTAACTTTCCAAAATCAAGACTTTGGGTTGCGTTATAACAACGAAACCGCAGAATGGTTAATTGTGCAATCAAGTAACCTAGATTTAACCAGTGCATTTAGTCTTGGCAGAGCAGGCGATGTATCTAATAGTAGTTTAGATGCTAGTTGGATCGTTGCTTTTGTTAAAGAATCAGACAGGTATGTTGTTCGTATTAGAACATTGGATTATGTGTTCGGAAGTGTTCAAAAAAATAGATTCTACTATGATGCTAACGACAGATCTTACAACGACAGAATTGGACAAGTAGTTAAAGATACAGTCAAGGTATTAGGCATCAACGCAGCATCGAATTTAATAACCCCATTAAAACAAGACATTGATTTTGAAATAGACGATACTATAAAATTTGATGACGGATACGAAAGCACACGAGAAATTAAATTAAGTTTTTCTGATGCAGACAGCGACGGCGTTTTAGATAATCCAGACGCATTTGAGCAAATAGTTGGAGAAGATATAGATCTAAGTTTCTTATTTTTTCAAGAAGTCACAGACGAATACGGCACTCGAGTATATCAGTTACTTGATAACTCTAACAATCTTATTAAAGTGCTAGAAAGGGAAAATTTATTCGATTTTGAAGACACCGTAAACTACCCAGACGGCCAGCTAGTATATTTTTATGATTCTAACGAGGATCGTGTTAAAAGAGTTGATAGAACTACAAATACTTTAGTGTTAGAAAGCAGTTATAAAGCTAACAGCGGCCGCGGAAGTCTCAAGTTCCAATATATACACAATGCTGGTGAAGATAGAAGAATCGATCCTAGTGTGAGTAATATTATTGACATTTATCTATTAACTAGAAGTTATGATACCGCTTACAGAAACTTTTTAAGAGGTATTAGAACAGAACCCGAAGTACCTACCACTGATGCATTAAGAATTGAATTTGGTACAAATCTAAATGCGATTAAAAGCATTAGTGACGAATTGATTTATCATCCTGTAAAATATAAAGTACTGTTCGGTGAGCCAGCTGAAGATAATCTAAGAGCAGTGTTTCGTGTTGTAAAAAATCCACAGAGAACCGTAAACGACAATGATTTGAAAGTTCGTATTGTTAATGCTATTGATGAATTTTTCAACATACAAAATTGGGACTTTGGTGATCGTTTTTATCTAAGCGAACTTAACACTTATATTTTTAACAGTGTAAGTCCAGATATCAGTAACTTTACAATAGTCCCAGTCCAATCTAGACAGGTTTTCGGAACATTATTTGAAATACAAAGTGCCCCTGATGAAATTTTTATTAGCGGAGCTAGTGTAGATGACATTGAAATAGTATCAAGTATTAATAGCATTGAAACAACATTATAAGAGAGCATTAAATGGCTGAAAAACGATTTCCTAACAGCGGATTATCTATAAGAAAAACTAAAAAGTTATTGCCTGGGATTTTCCAAACAGACGCTAACAATAAGTTTATGGAAGGTGTTATTGATCCGCTGGTACAACCAGGAGTACTAGAAAAACTTTCTGGTTATATTGGAAGACGCTATGGCAGAACTTATAATGGTAGTGGGGTATATCTAGACGAAGATAATACACTAAGAAGCAAGTATCAACTAGAGCCCGGAGTTGTTGTTCGTAACAATGATAAAGTTGAAAAATTTTACGATTATATAGATTTAATTAATCAACTAGAATTTTTTGGTAATAGCAACGATCGTGATGACAAACTAACAACACAAGAACATTATACCTGGAATCCACCTATTGATTGGGACAAGCTTGTTAATTACCGCGAATATTATTGGGTTCCACTAGGTCCGCCGCCTGTGCAAATAGCAGGGCAACGCCAAAGCATTGTCAGCACATATTCAGTTAGACAGAGCGTAGGTTCTAGTTGGATTTTTACTCCCGATGGTGCTACTAATAATCCTAGTATTACTTTGTACCGTGGGCAAACTTATGAATTTAATGTAAATAGTCCCGGAGAAGGGTTTGTCATTAGAACCGAATACGACACAGGATCTTTATTATTTGACCCAACTAAAAACTATTCAGTCGGTGATCTAGCAGTATTTGATAGCAAACTATGGAGAGCACGAGTTGCAGTATCTCCGGTAGACGGTAGTACTATAACTGAAAACAGTGAAGATTGGGAACTAGTAGATGAATCACCTAGTAACAGTAGCTTTGACTACAGTGGCGGATTGATTAACAACGGCGCAACTAATGGAAAAGTTACATTTACTGTACCTCTCGACGCTCCTGATATTTTGTTTTACCAAAGTTCTACAGATCCAAACAGACTAGGGAGATTTGTTATTGCCGATGTCGAAAGCAACACGGTAATTGATGTAGAAAAAGAAGTCCTTGGCAAAGCAACATATACAAGTAGTAATGATGTAGCATTTACAAACGGTCTTGTAGTAGAATTTACAGGTACGGTATTGCCAGAAAAATACAGTCAAGGACAGTGGTTAGTTGAGGGTGTCGGCAGTGCTATTACTTTAACACTTTTTACAGATCTAGTTGCTCCAGAAATTGTTGGCACAGATCCTGATGTACTATTTGATGCTGTAGGTTTTGATACACAGCCCTACGATGATGCAATTGCATATCCTGCAAGCAAAGATTATATCACAGTCAAAAAAAATAGTAGAGATTTAAATCCGTGGACACGATATAATAGATGGTTTCATAGAAATGTTTTAGAATATGCTTATGGTTTTAGAGACAGCGATTTTGATGCATTTGAAGGAGCAAGAGCAAAACGCCCTATTATAGAATTTTCCAGCAATTTAAAATTGTTTAATCACGGTACTGTTGCAAAACAGACGGTAGATTATATTGACACATTTACAGACGATGTGTTTAGTAAAATTGAAGGACAACCGGGTTACAGTATAGACGGTGAATTTTTGTTTGACGGCGCAAGAATTCTAGTTGTTGCAGATACAGACAGTTTGGCGAATAATAGGATTTATGAAGTTAAATTTATTACACATAATAGCCGCCGCCAAATCAATCTACAAGATACTGCTGACTCGGAATCATTTTTAGATGAATGCGTATTAGTTCGTCGAGGCACAGAAAATGCCGGATTAATGTATCATTTTAACGGTACAAACTGGGTAGCCAGCCAGCCAAAAACCGAGGTAAATCAAGCACCACTATTTGACTTATTTGATACCAATGGTGTTAGTTTCGCAAATGAAGACACATACCCGGTATCGTCTTTTGTTGGAACTAAGTTGTTAAGTTATGCACAGGGAGTTGGTCCTGTTGATAGTGAACTAGGATTTCCTATCAGTTATCTCAACATTAATAATGTAGGAGATATACAATTTGAATGGTCATTGGATCAAGATACATTTACCTACGAAGTTGACAGAAAACTATCTAAAGTGCAATATGCAACAGGTTTTTATAAAATTTTTAACGAGTTGGATAATGGCTGGCTGACATTAAACAACTCATATATCCAACCTATTGTCGATAGTGCAATTTTACAAGAAGGATTTAATCGTGTAACTTTAGATGCCGTTGATTGGGATGAGTATGCTGATTTTTTACTTAACAATCCAACTATTCCAAGCGCAGTTAACTTTTATCTCAATGGTGAACCTGTAGAACTAGACTTTGTCCGAACAGGTAATCAATTTACATTCGACAGAAGTTTTACCGAAAATGATGTTCTTACTGTAAAGGTAGTAGGCGACATTTCGCCTGATGGAGGATATTATCAAATACCTGTCAATCTAGAAAAGAATCCTTTAAATGAAGATTTAAAAACATTTACTCTAGGCGAAGCAACAGATCATGTAAGAACTAGTGTTGAGTTTTCTAGATCATTTAACGGTGTATTGCCTGGAGCTAGTAATCTACGAGATTTAAATGATTATCAATCGTATGCCGCAAGATTTTTAAAACATAGCGGTGTGGGTGCAATTACATTAGATTTATTATGCGACAAAGAAAACAATTTAATTCGTTCAATACAGTTTGCAAAAAGTGAATATTCAAAGTTTAAGAGCAACTTTTTAAAGAAAGCAAGCGAGTTAGATTTTGATAATAATATTATAGATTTTGTCGACACAGTAATCAACGATTTAACAAAAACAAAAAGTTCGTCTAGCCCATTTGCCGACAGTGATATGATTGGTAGTGGTGCATTTACAAGTATTGATTATATTGTAGATGATCCAGGTATTAACACATTTAGTTTAAGCCAAGATTTTGATTTAAACGTACTAAGTCGAAGAGCAGTGTATGTTTATAAAAATAATGTACAATTGTTAAATGGAACAGATTATGAATTTGATGGTACATTTGGTTTTATAAGCGTATTTGTTGATCTTGCAGAAGGTGATCAAATACAAATCAGAGAATATGTGTCGTCAAGTTTTAACCATATTCCTCCAACACCCACTAAACTAGGATTGTATAAAAAGTATACTCCACAAAAGTTCGTAGATGATACCTATGTAGAACCGAAATTAGTTATACAAGGACACGACGGAAGTATCACAGCAGCATTTGGCGACTATAGAGATGACATTTTATTAGAATTAGAATACAGAATTTATAACAACATTAAACAAGAATACGATACAAGTTTATTTGACATTGATGCAAATCTTGGTGGATATTACGGAAACACTATTTTTAACAAAGCAGAATTAGATGATGTAGTTTCCCAAGAGTTTTTAAGGTGGCTTACAAACACAGATGTAAACTACACCACAAACACTTTCTTTGACAGTGAAAACTCATTTACATATACATATTCTAATATGACTGATCCAACAGGTACACAAAATCTACCAGGGTATTGGAGAGGAGTATACCAATGGGCATATGATACAGACCGCCCGCATCGTTGTCCTTGGGAAATGTTAGGATTTACTGAAAAACCAGATTGGTGGGATAGTGAATACGGTGAAGCACCTTACACTCGAGGCAATTTAATTTTATGGGGAGATATAGAAGAAGGCATTATCCGCCAAGGTAACAGAGCCGGCAGATATGATAGATATGCTCGTCCAGGATTAACCTCTCACATTCCTGTAGACGACGATGGTAATTTATTAAGTCCGTTAGACAGTGGGTTCGCTACAAATTTTGTTTTAGTTAATAATCAAGGTAGCTTTAAACTAGGAGACATCTCTCCTGTAGAATATGCTTGGAGAAGCAGTTCTGAATGGCCATTTGCAATTATTAGTGCATTATCACTGTTAAAACCGTTCGAGTTTGTGGCAAGATTGTTTGATAAGTCCAGAGTTAAAAAAAATATTCTTAATCAACTAGTAGACACAACTACAAATTCATTTAAGAAGTTAAATGATGTTGTATTACCGAGTACTACCGGAGCGCAAACCAGCGGTCTTGTAAATTACATTGCAGCATACAAAAAAGACTTCGGTGCACCTGTAGAAAATATAGGCGATGAGCTATATAACATTGATGTTGTATTAAGTAGTAGATTAAGCGGATTTGTCGATCAAGCACAACAGAGATATTTGCTAGATAGTAAAAATCCAAGTTCTGCAAGTTCTAGCATTTTTATTCCGCCAGAAAACTACGATATTATTTTTAATGTAAGTAGTCCTATTTCTAGTGTGTCATACAGCGGTGTTATTGTTGAAAAGACCAGCGGCGGATGGATCCTTAAAGGGTACGATTTAATCAATCCTTATTTTGAATATTATGCTGTGGTTGAAAACCAAAAAGATCCTGTATTAAGCGTTGGTGGAGTCAGCGAAAACTTTATAGAGTGGACAGCTAATCAAAGATACAATAATGGCACAGTTGCATCCTTTAGAAACGATTTCTATAGATGTGTTAGTACTCACACTAGCACAGAAAATTTTGATACATCGTTATGGGTTAAACTTCCTAAACTACCAGTAACTGGAGCAGTTGAAGCACAAAAGAGAAGAAATTTTAACAGTCGTAAAACATTAAGATTAAGTTATGGAACAACCTTAACAACAATACAAAGTGTTGTAGACTTTTTATTAGGGTATGAAGCAAGATTAAAAGATCTTGGGTTTGTATTTGACAGTTACGATCCAGAAAATCAAGTGTCTCAAGACTGGACTACAAGTGCTAGAGAGTTTATGTATTGGACCAAACACAACTGGGCCGAAAGCAGTTTGATATCATTAAGTGCTGCTGCTGAAACTCTACAGTTGCGTAATCCTACAGGAGTTACAGAAAGTTTAATAGATAGTTTTTATGATTATACAGTATTAGGAAGTAGTGGACAACCGCTCCCTGTTGAAAATATCAATGTTTCTAGAGATTTTCAAGACTTTATATTAACTGTTACCAATACCAACGACGGTATATATTACCTAAAAGTTAACTATGTTCTCAAAGAGCATGTGGTTATTTTCGACGATAGAACGGTTTTTAATGATATTATATTTGATAAGACTACAGGTTATAGACAAGAAAGAATTAAAACTCAAGGATTCCGCACAGTTGATTGGGACGGTGACTACACTAGTCCAGGATTCTTGTTTGACAATGTTAACATTTCTGCCTGGCAACCGTTCGTTGATTACAATCTCGGTGACATTGTTAAATACAGATCGTATAACTGGACCAGTCTAGTAAACCAAAACGGCCAAGAAACCTTTGACGAATCAAACTGGACAAGATTGGACAGTGAACCTACAAAAAGACTGATTCCTAACTTTGATTATAGGATAAACGAATTTGAAGATTATTTCGAAGTTGCCAGCGTTGGTGTAAGTGATACACAAAAAGATCTTGCAAGACACACTATTGGTTACCAATCTAGAGAATATTTAGAAAATCTCGCAGAAGACGAAGTAACACAGTTTAGACTCTATCAAGGATTTATTAGAGAAAAAGGCACAAACAATGCCATTACAAAGTTGTTTGATAAACTATCAAACAACGAATCGGTATCTAGTGTAACTCTCAACGAAGAGTGGGCTGTAAGAGTTGGAACCTACGGAGGCGTAGATCAAAGTGTAGAATATGAAATAGGATTAACTCACAAGGATTTCTTAATTGGCCCTCAACCTATTTTAATCACCAACGAATCTAGTACCGAAGATCAATATTATAGAATATCTTCTGATGATTTTACAATATCACCAGTACCGTTCACATCTAATATTATTCCTACAAGATTAGATCAAAATCTAAAAACTGCTGGATATGTAAAAATAGACCAACCTGACATTATAGTTAAAAACAGAGATGACATTTTAAATCTAGATATTAATCAGGTTCGTGAAAATGATCATATTTGGATAACATTTGACGATTTAGAATGGACTGTATTGCGATATAATATATCTCCTCAACAGTTTATAACGGGAATAATAGTTAATGACAACAATACTGTAGACATCTCTTTAAGTAGAGTTCATAGCTTTGCAATCGGCGATATCATCGGTGTTAAAAATATTGAAAATTTAACAGGTTTTTACAAAATTACTAATATAAGTCGATTATCTATTACTGTAACATTAGACGCCGATGCAGACGAACCCAAATTTAGTGATAGTGTTATTTCTAATCTTGGAATTTTAACCGAAGTAAGATTTTTAGATTACGAACAATTAGATGAAAAAAATGCGGCTTTGCTCCAAGACGGATCGAAGTTATATATTGATAATAATGCCAATGGGTTGTGGGAAGTTATAGAAAAACAAAGAGCTTACACTAATAAAAAAATTATTAACTACGGTGTAAGTGAACCGAGAGGCACCGGAACTAGTGTTTTATATATCGATAAAAGAAAATATATATTAGCAGGCATGCCCGAAAGTGGCTATGTTGTTAACTATGTCGAAGGAACTAATGGGTTAAATGTAAAACAAATTATAGAACCACAAGCTGGCCTCGAAAATGCAGTAATCGGATCATTTGGAGATACAATTGCAACTAGTCCAGACAACCGGTGGTTAGTCGTAGGAGCTCCAAATGCTAGTGGGGTAAGAAGTAATTTTAAAGGACCATACGATCCTTTGGTCAACTATCTTGAAGACGACATTGTACTTTACAATGGAAAATTGTGGAAATCAAAAGTAACCTCGCCGAACTATAACGATGGAGTTTCTTTAACAGGCGATGGTAGTACGATTAATATTGCTAGTGAAGATTGGGAATTAACAGAATCTATTCCTGCCAGAACAAGCGGAACTGCCGAAGGCGTTACCGGACAAGGACTTATTGGAATATATGAATACCGCAATGATCAATGGGAACTATTCGATAGCTTTGTAAGTCCTCGACCAACTGCTGACGAAAATTTTGGATCCAGTATTAGCATAGGTGTAGACGGTGATGAATATTTTATGGCAGTGTCTGCACCAAATGCACTCGGCGGGGTTGGTAGGGTTTATCTATACAAATATGGTGTAGAATCTGATGGAGTTACTGTAGGGTGGCACCATATAGAAGATGACAACTATCAAGGAGTTTACAATCCAGGTGCAGAATTTGTCGGAAGTTTAAGTTTTAATATTTCTCTTAATAGACATATCCTTACAGTTGATAGTGTTTCTGCAGGCCGCATCGAAGAAGGATTAATTATTGAAGGTGCCGGTGTGTTACCACAAACAGTTGTTGGATCATTTGTAAGTGGCACACCTGGCGCCGCCGGCGTTTATTTGATCAACAATGAGCAAATTACAGGCACTATAAACATGACCGGTACTGTGTTTTATCCGCAAGGAACCGTTGTGTGGGACCAAGGTAATTTATGGCAAGCTCAAAACGATAGTTACAGCGATGGAAGTACCGTAACAGTGCAAAGTTCAGGTGACTGGATTCAGTTAGATGACATTGCAACAAATAATAGCTTACCTAGCAGTGTTGCCATATCTGATGATGGATCGACATTAGCTAGCGGAATATTAACACCAACTCAGACTGCTGCTATAGTTAAATCTGGCGATAAGTTTGGCACCAGCATTAGTATGAACTATGACGGAAGTTTATTAATTGTAAGTGCACCGTTTAGCGACGAACAGTTTTTTGTTAACTATCGTGGCGAATGGAGAGGAGATTATGAGTACACAGAAGGCGATGTTGTAAGATATCAAGGAACATATCACCAACTAGTAGATTTTGACAATAGTAACGATAGTTCTATTAGAAGTTATAATCAAGAACCTGTCGGACTACCTTGGCAAAATGTTGGAGATAGCACAAACACACCAACTGGTAAAGTATTTGTATACAAACGCCGTAGCACGAACGGATACTCGTTAGCACAAACTATTTCGGCCAATAATGTTATAAATGACGATAGTGCAAATATTACTATAGATAGCGGTGACGAGTTTGGGCATAGTTTAGATATAGACGCCAGCGGAACTAAGCTAGTAGTAAGTAGCCCACGAGCAGATGTCAATTTTCAAAATCAAGGTTCGGCATATGTGTTTACAAATCTATCAACTGAAAATCCAGAATTTAGATTAATTCAAGAATTAAAAAGTTATGAAAACTATCCAAGTGAATATTTTGGTGATAGTGTAAGCATCAGTGACGATACTGGCAAAATAGCTATAGGCGCAACTAATGCAAAATATCAATTACCTACTAGATTTGATGCATCTGCAACAACATTTGATGATACTAGAACTCGTTTTTATGACGAACAAGGGTATTCAGGAGCAGTTTATGTGTTTGATCTCAAAAGTGAAACTTATTTCTTAACAGAAAAATTAGAAAGTGATCTTAGTTTAAACGAATCTTTTGGGTTTAGTGTTGATTGTCATAGCAATGCTATAGTAATTGGATCTCCGAACTATGTAGAATCGTCATTAGAACAGGGCGAATTAGTTTATAGCCCTGATAAAATTGGCACCGTTAGGATATTTAGAAAAGATCCTAACTTAGAATCTTGGAAAATTTTGTCTAGACAACCTCTTGCCACTGATATATCAAAAATTAAAAGCATTGAGCTATACGACAATGTTAATAATTTAAAATTAGGTGATATCCAAGTTGTTGATCATGCAAAATTAAAAATAATTAATAGTGCCGAACAAGAACTTAAATTTAAGACACCATACGATCCGGCAGTGTATACTATTGGAACTTCTGACCAGGTTGTAGATCCGCAAATATCATGGACAGCTAAACATGTAGGAGAGCTTTGGTGGGATTTATCTACAGTTAAATGGATAGATTACGAGCAAGGCGATATTTCTTATAGATCAGGCAATTGGAATAGACTAGCCTTTGGCGCAAGTATCGATGTATATGAATGGGTAGAAAGTATCTTGTTACCTTCAGAATGGAGTGTGCTAGCAGATACAAACGAAGGCTTGTCATTAGGTGTCAGCGGACAGCCTCTGTACTCCGATGATAGCGTATATAGCCAAAAAATATTGTTTAATTCTGACACGCAACTTCCAACATCTACCAAATATTATTATTGGGTTAAGAACAAGGTAGTTGTGCCGTCAAATGTAGTCGGAAGAACTATTTCTGCATCAGAAGTTGCAAGTTTAATTAGAGATCCTGCAAGTTTAGGAATTACATATCTAGGGTTTGCTGATACCGATAAATTAATTGCATTTAATTTTACAGATATTATTTCAGAAGAAACGGCATTGTTAAATCTTCAGTTCTATAAAGAGGCTGTTAGTCAAAATCGAGTACACAGCGAATATCAATTATTAACTGAAGGAGTCGCAACAAGCATTCCGGCACCAAAGATAGAACAAAAATGGATTGATAGTTTAGCAGGATACGACGATGTAGGAAACAAAGTGCCTGACGAAAGATTGCCTGCAAAACAAAAGTATGGAATCAAGTTTAGACCAAGACAGAGCATGTTTGTTGACAGATTCCGTGCTCTAAAAATTGCTGTAGAAAGAATTAACACTGTATTGTTACAAGAACCGTTTGCAAACCTAGTTAGTTTTGCAAACTTAAATCTCGTCGATGAAATCCCATCAGCATCTTTAAACTTATATGATTTAGCAGTTGATAACTTTATTGATTTAGAAACTGTAGGTACAGTTAGAGTTCGACGAGCAGAACTACGAGCTAATCTTATTGACGGCGAATTAGATACTGTGGATATTGTTAATCCAGGATTTGGATATAAAATAGCGCCTCCTGTAGAGTTTGACGGTGACGGCTCAGGCGCTCGAGCTGAAACTGTATTAGATAACCAAGGTAGAATTGTTGCAGTAAATGTTTTAGAACGCGGCAGAAAATACAGTACACTTAGAGCAACTGTAAGACAATTTAGTGTGTTGGTAAGAACGGATGCTACCGCTGAAGGGTTTTGGGGAGTATATGCTTGGGATGCGATTAGACAAGTATTTTATAGAAGCCGCTCACAAGCATTTGATACAACTAGATATTGGAATTTAATTGATTGGTGGAAGCTTGGTTATAGTCCAGCGGATAGAATCACCACGGAAATTAGCATTTCTGCAGAAGAACCTAGTATACAATCAGAAATCGGAGATTTAATAAGAATCAAAGAATATGGCTCGGGCGGCTGGGCAGTGTTTGAAAAAACTCTAGAATCTAGTGATATATTATTAGGTGCATATCAATTAGTTGGTCGTGAAAATGGAACCATAGAATTAGACGAATCGTTGTATGATAGCATTCTTAGCGGCATTGGATATGACCAGACCATTAGTTTTGATGCAGATTTTTATGATGTAGAAAATGCTAGAGAAATTAAAAATATTCTACGAGCAGTTAAAGAAGATATATTTGTAAATGAATATGCTGTAGAATGGAACCAGTTATTTTTTGCAAGTTTAAGATATGTGTTTGTAGAACAACTATATGTAGACTGGGCATTTAAGACCAGTTTTTTAAACGCAACTCACAATGTTGGCGAACTAAGACAAAAATTGAATTATAAAAATGATAGTCTTGCAAGCTATCAAAGTTACATAGATGAAGTTAAACCGTATAGAACTAGTGTAAGGGAATATATCAGCGAGTACAATAAAGTTGAAAATACTCAAAGTGCAATAACTGATTTTGATTTACCACCTGTATACAATGTTGCATCTGGAAAAATTATTCCAGTTAATCAATTTAATACAGAAATTAATAGTTATCCCTGGAAATGGTGGAATGATAATCGAGGTTATTCGATAGCTAGCATAGAGGTTACTACTAGTGGAACCGGGTATGTTACACCACCAAGTGTATTAATAGATGGCGACGGCACAGGAGCACAAGCACAGGCTTATATTAGTAGCGGTCGAGTTTCTGCTATAAGAGTTATTTCTCAAGGATCGGGTTATACTAGTGCGCCAACTATTAGTCTAGTAGGCGGAAATGCTAATGCTGATGTATCTGCAAAAGCAGTAGCAGTATTAGGAAATAGTCTGTTTAGAAATCTAAATGTTACAACTAAGTTTGATCGAATTACAAAAACTGGAGTATATCAAAACTTTACATTTAGTGAACAGTTTACTGCTATTGGAAGTAGTGCAGTATTTGAATTAAAATATGCTCCAACAAGAGATAAAAGCAAAATTACTATTCTTAAAAATGGTTATATTGTTCTTGCAAGCGATTATGATATTACATTATACACCCCAACTAGAACTGATAATAAACTAGTACAAGGTCGTATTACATTTAAGACTGCACCTGCCTTAGGTGATATAATTAATATCGAATATGAAAAGAATGACGATCTGTTTGACAGTGTAAACAGAATACAAAAATATTACGCACCTAGCATAGGTATGAAGGGCGACGATCTATCACAGTTAATGACAGGTATAGATTTCGGTGGGGTTCAAATCCAAGGAACAACATTTGATGTTACAGGCGGGTGGGATGCATTGCCTTGGTTTACAGACAACTGGGATAGTGTTGAAGCCAGCAGCGATTATTATGTTGTAGTAGACGGTAGTACTACAAGTGTAACATTGCCATATATTCCTGCTATTGGTCAAGAAATAAACATTTATTTAAAACGAGCAGGCGATGCACAATCAAGAAGCATTGACAATTTACAATATTCTCAAGAAGTGCCAGAATTGGCAACTGTGCGCATAGACGATCCTAACTATGATGAAAATTGGGACTCCTCAGTATCAACTAATCCAAATGCACAAATGCCAACCTTTACAGGAGACGGAGTTACATCTATTGTGGAAATAGGTGAATACATACAAACTAACGCAGGAGATATTTTAATCTTCCGTCCTGCAGATAGCGACGGATCTGTTGTAATAAATGATCCTAATATTATAGATACTAGGCTTAGCGGCGGAACTTTAAGTGCAATGGATGGAGCATATGTTACTGCTAATGGCTTATCTGCAGAAGATATATCTATAGACGGCGGATCGTATAATAATCCAGATCACACACCTGCCACAGAAGAAAATGTTCCTGGACAGATATTAGATAGCCTCAGTTTGAAAGTATACCAAAGCACAAAAACTGGTGCAGCACCTGTTAACACTAGCATAAAATTTGGCGACGGAACTACAGTATTTTACAACATTGGCCAAAGAACATTCGATGCTAATTCTATTTTAGTCTATGTAGATAAGATTAGACAAACTATCATCACTGATTATGTTTTAGATCTTAATAATAACAGAATAGAATTTACAATAGCGCCTGCTATTGATAGCATAGTTGAAATAATTAGCATAGGCGTTGGCGGCCTACAGTTATTAGATTATCAAGAATTTGTAGGAGACGGCGAAACTAACTATTACTTAACGTCGGCTGATTATGAAGATACTGTAGGAGTGTATACTTCGATAAATGGCGTACAAAATGATACTGGATTTATCGATAGTAATGATATATTAGACATACCGGGTAAAACACTAGTCAACTTTGCACAAACACCAGAGTTTAACGACAGTGTTAGACTTATAGTTTTAGGAGCCGCTAGCGACACTGATACCGCACAACTTGGATTGGTTATTTTAAACGAACAAGAGTTTACCTATACTGGTAACAGATCGTTTAATATTAACAACTATGTTAATTTACCTCGAGGTAGTGAAATATCCTCATCGATTGTAGAAGTTAATGACATTGCATTACGAGGTGTAGATACTGTTTATGAAATATATGACGGAACTAATAATCAAATCACCATCGGTACAGACCCATTAGAACCGCCTGGAGCAATTCTTAATAGTAATCTTAAAGTGTTTGTTAATGACGAACTAATAGAGTTTATTACAGATTATGTGTATGAAGGAACAAATCGTATTTTGATTATTAACGAGACAAGATTAAATCCGGGTGACATTATCAAAATAGAAAATAACTTTAGATGCCAGTATACTATAAGCAATGGTAACTTAAATATAAATTCAGATGTTGTGTTATCTAATAATGATACAGTTAAGATTACTTGGTTTAGTGAATATCCTAGTATGAAACTAGTTTCAGACGAGTATACCGGTGGAAAAGTAAACTATAAACTTAAATTTATTCCAATAACCGCAAGTTATGTTTGGGTATATAATAATGGAGTTCGCTTAACACAAGATCAAGATTATTATGTAGATGTCCAAAAAGGATATGTGTATCTTAAACAAGAAACAGCAAATACTGATTTAATTAAGATATTGTTATTCTCTAATAATGTTTATAAGAGTCCAAGTGCGTTTGAGATTTATAAAGATATGTTAAATGTGTACCACTTTAACAGTTACAGTATTACAGATGTTGTTCTTGCAAAAGAATTAACATATTACGATACTTTAATAGAAGTTAACGATGCAAGTAAGTTAAGCGACCCTAATCCAGAAAGAAATATTCCTGGTGTTGTTGAAATCGGCAAAGAAAAAATAGAGTATTTTGCAAAAACAGGGAATACTCTGTCTCAACTTCGCAGAGGAGCACAAGGTAGCAGTATTGGCACTGTATATACACTAGGAACTCGTGTTGTAGATCTCGGAGCACACCAAAAAATACCTTACACTGAATCGCAAGATAGATTAGATTTTGTCAGTGATGGTAGCAGCGTGTTGATTGGCCCACTAAACTTTACGCCTGCTAAAAGTGCTAACGCAGATTGGTATAGAGAAAGTATACCTGATAACTTTGGACAGTGTGATAGCATAGAAGTATTTGTTGGCGGAACTAGAATGAGGAAGTCACCTGTAACTGTCTATGATGAAACTATCGCAAGCATCAGCCCTGCAGGAGATAAAACTGTGGAAGCGCAATTTAGTGTCAATGGTGAAGATAGCTATATTAGAATAACTGAAGTTCCTCCTGCAGGAACAAGAATTAGCGTGATTAAAAAGACTGGTCGTAGTTGGTATGACCGTGGAGAAACAGCGGCTACGAGTGGCGTAACACTGATTGACAATGAAACGCCTATAGCAAAATTCATTGCGGATAGAACAACCGAGTTGCCCGAATAAATACATTATGGATTCACAAGAGAAAAAAATGTCGACACAAACACCACAAGATACTCAAGAACAGAAACCACAAGAGATTGGAGGGTTTCATGTTGAAGGTCATATTAAAATTTTCGAACCAGAGACTGGCAAAGTTATAATTGACAAGCGCAATGCTATTCATTATGAAAATATGAGCATTGCCTTAGCAAACAGTTTGTCTAATCAAGGACTAGGCACAATATACGAAATGAGTTTCGGCACAGGCGGAACTACTGTAGATCCGACAGGACTTATCACATATCTAACTCCGAATACAGTAGGAACAAATTCTAGTTTATACAATCAAACTTACACTAAAGTTGTTGATGAAAATGCTGCAGATAATACAGATCCATTTAGAAATAAGATGGAAGTTAGACATTTAAGCGGTGCAACTTACAGTGACATTGTTGTAAGTTGTTTGTTAGATTATGGCGAGCCGTTAGATCAAGAAGCATTTGATAACAGTGTAGACTTGGATGGTAACTTTGTATTCGACGAACTAGGATTAAGATCATTTAATCCTAGCGGCACTGGAAAATTACTAACACATGTAATTTTTCACCCTGTACAAAAATCTTTGAATAGACTTTTACAAATCGATTATACAATTCGTGTACAGAGTTTAACAGGATTTAATGAGGTTTAACAATGCCGTATATTATTAACTTTACAGACAGAGAAAACAAAACTCCAATAACGGTATTTGATAATACTTCTAACCAAGATACTAGTTTAACATTCCCAGGCAGAAATGTCACAGGTTATGGACAGATTATTGCAGAAAACTTTTTAAGTATTCTAGAAAACTTTGCCAATGCAAGCAGTCCTGTAAATCCTATCGAAGGACAATTATGGTATGATACCACGAGTGGAGTACTACAACTTTGGGATAATACTGCTTGGAAAGCGGCATCTAACATACAAAAAGGCCCAGTTGAACCAAGTGTAGAAACATCTAAAGTTGGCGAACTTTGGGTTGATACTACTAATCAACAGTTGAGAATTTACACAGGTACTAGATGGTTGTTGGTCGGCCCACAGGAAAGTTCGTTAGATGGTCTAAGATACGGACCTTCTGTAGAAAATATTTCAGACACAAATAATGTTACTAGATCTATTCTTATATTTTATATTGCAGATGTGCCTGTAATTATTGTTAGTAAAGATAGTTTTGTTCCTAAAATTTTAATTAGCGGTTTTGAAAATATACAATCTGGTATTAATATTGCAACTCCGGCGAACACAACACAAGAAGCAGAATTTGCAAACATCTTCGTAGGAGGAAACCTTCCTAAGCTTATCGGTACAGCTAAAAGTGCTGAAAATCTAGTAGTCAATGATATCGACATTCCTGCAAGTAGATTTTTAAGAAGCGATGTACTTAATACCACAGAAGAAGGATTTATTATCCGAAACAATAGCGGATTAACTGTGGGAAATGACGGAAACTTTGTGTTTTCTACGTCAGCAACCGCTGGTAGAATTTATAATTCTAGTGTTGGAAGTAATATTGACGTCCAAACAAATAGAAATGGAATCCCAACCACTATTATACGAGTAGTTGATAACCGAGTAGGAATTAATAATCTTAGTCCGGATGTTGCATTAGATGTTACAGGAGATGCAACTATTTCTGGTAACTTTGCAGTTATTAGCGACGAAGTTAGTACCAACTTAGGTAATGGCAGTATTAAAACTAACGGTGGCATGTCGATAGTTAAAAACTTGATTGTTGGTACTACTATCCAAGTAAACAGCACATCAAATTTGTCTAATGTTATACCTAGAACTAACGAAAGTTTTGATTTAGGATCAACCTCTAATAGATGGCAAAATGTTTATGCAAAGAGTATTATTGCAGATGAGATTGTCGGAACAATCGATGGTAATATTACAGGCAATGCTAATACAGCTACTAATTTAAAAAATGTAACAACATTTAGATTGGCTGGAGATGTTGCATCGAATACTATTAATTTCGACGGTCAGGTTGGAAGCTATACTAAAGTATTTAATACTGAACTAACAGCCAATATTATCAGTGATCGTGATCAGCCTACACCGAATCGAGGAGAAAAATCAGACTTTGTATTAACATATCGTCAAAGTGCGGCAGCAACAGCATCTGGAGGTTTGCTAAAGCAAACACGTGACAGTTTTATTGCAGATTTAGGAATTCCAATAGGTGCAATATTACCGTTTGCCGGAACAAATATCCCTGAAGGATTTTTGTTATGTGACGGCAGTGAAGTTGAAAGACAAAAATACCCTGATTTATACGATATTATTAGTACAATATATAATGGATCTACAGCATTAGTAGGAATTAACACATTTAGATTACCAGACCTTCGAGGAAGATTTCCGTTAGGTAGACATAATATGGACAACGGTGAGCAAGTTCCTGAAGCTGCAAGTTTAACTGGTAACTATGTTGACGGCGGCGGAGGCAATCCAACTCCGACTAGAGTAGAAGGTACCGAAGCAACAACTGTAGGTGCATCGTCAGGACAAAACTCTGTGACTCTTACCTTAGGAAATCTTCCAGAACATAGCCATAATCTACAGAACAACGGTGTACAATACTCGGCAGTGAGATTAGACACCGCAGTGGATACTCCGCCTAATACAAACGCAGGCCCGATAGGTGCCGGAGGCGTAAATGCACAGTATTTTAATGAAAGTGGCGGAATTAAAAAGCCCAGTGCAGACTTTACATTAGGGACGGCTGTGCCAGTTATGAATCCGTTTCTAACGATTAACTATATTATTAGATCTGGCCCACCAGAATTTGAGACAATTATTCCATAAGGGAGCACAATGGCATATCAAATAAACAAAACTGACGGAACTATTGTAGCAACTGTAGCAGATGGTCAGATAGATACTCAAAGCACTGATATTACTCTAATCGGTAAAAACTACAGTGGATTTGGTGAATCTCTAAATGAAAATTTCGTTAAGCTACTGGAAAATTTTTCTAGTACTGCTGAACCTGAAAATCCTGTTGCTGGGCAAATATGGTTTGATTCGTCAGAATCGAAGTTGAAGGTTTATAATGGAACAGCGTTTGTTCCTGTAAGTTCGGCAACAATCAGTAATACTCAACCAACTACTTTAGGATTAGGAGATCTATGGTTTAACGATGTAGACAGACAGCTATATTTCTTTGACGGAACTGAGACTATTTTACTCGGACCAGACTTTTCAACCAGTCAGGGATTAAGTGGTTTTCAGGTAAACAGTGTTCTTGATACTCTTAATCAAACCCGCGTTGTAACATACCTATATAATAATGGTTCACTTCTTGGTATTTTTGCCAAAGATACGTTCACTCCGAAAGACCCAATACCTGGATTTAGCGGAGACATTAATCCAGGATTTAATTCAGGAACACTAGCCGGCATAAAGTTTGATGTTACTAGTACAAATGCTGAGCAACTTGGCGGCACGGTAGCTACGACTTATGTAAGAAAAGATCAAGCAAATCAAATAACAGGCCAGATTAATATTACCACAGATTTAGGTTTATTTGTAGGATCTGGTGACCAAGCAAACTTATCAGTTAAAAATCTTAGCGATGTGTATCTTTCAAATAATAGATCAGACAGCGAATTAGTTTTACAAGTTCGCAGAGGAATTAACCAAGAAAATGCTATAGTAATTGATAGTGCAACTCGAACAGTTAATTTTTATGACGGGTTTTCAGATAGTCAAGTTAATATGGCTGGCGATGTCACTATATCTGGCGATATTACTATTAGAGGTAATTTAATTGTTAATGACGGCGATGTTACACAAGTTAAAACATCAGAGTTAACAATTGAAGACAAGGTTATTAATCTAGCACAGACTGGAGACAGTGCATTTAATACAGACGAAAATGCAGATGGCGGCGGATTAGTTCTTAAAGGTGCTAGCAATCATGTGTTTCTTTGGAGTAATCTTGGCCAGCCTTCTGATCCAGATTTTCCTACATTGGCTAGTCAAGCTTGGACAAGCTCAGAGCATATAAACTTAGCTAGTGGAAAAGAATTTAAAATCGACGGAGTTACCGTATTAAGTGGAAACAGTTTAGGACCAGGTATTACAAGTATTCCTGGTGTATCTAGTTTTGGTACTCAAACAGTTGTAAACATCGGGCCAGGCATCCCCCCAGTACCGGAAATGCGTTTAGAAACAGACAGTGGAAGCAACAAGCCAAGAATTAGTACTTTGAGTGGAAATTTAGATCTAGAAATAGCTCCAAACGGTTCAGGTAATGTTGCGTTAATAGGTAGTCCTAAGATCGCAGGACTAGCAGATCCAACAGATCCTCAAGATGCTGCCACAAAAGAATATGTAGATGATACTATAGAAACTAGAGCATTAGCATTTAGTATTGACCTTTCAGACGCTAAGCCAAACAGTTATATTATTACAAATATTTTAAACAATCTAGCTCCTGTTGGCGATTTTAGAAATGGTACTGTGGCAAGAGTATTGTGTAATATTCTTAACAACAGTCCTACAAGTCTAGATATAAACCCGTTATTAAGTCAGAGTACAACAACATTTAACACACCTACAGGTACTGCACCTGCTGTAACTAATGTTAGTGTTAGTGTAGCAACAGTATCAGGTTCGAGTGTTTCAACAACACGAATAATTAAAGAATTTCAACTTTTAGGAGGTGCGTGGAGCTTTGTTAGCGATACAATTCTTCCACCATAATGGAGCGATAAATGAGTTATTTGATCAATAGATTTGACGGTACAGAATTACTAGTCTTAGAGGATGGTAGCATTAATACTGCTACTAGTTTGTCTTTAGTTGGTAAAAACACAGTAGGTTATGGCGAACTACAAAACGAAAATTTTGTATTTTTGTTAGAAAACTTTGCCAACGAATTTCCTCCAAGTCGTCCAATCTCTGGACAGTTATGGTATGATACTACTGATACTGTATTAAAAATCTATGATGGCGCCTCGTGGGTTAATACTGGATCAGCTACTAGTTCAGAAACCGCTCCTACAGATCCAGGGCTAGGTAGTTTTTGGTTAAAAACCACAGACAACACCGTTAATGTTTGGGATGGTAGTGCATGGAGATTAGTCGGGCCGGATGCTGTAGAAGGGTTTGCAGAAACAAGACATATTTCTACTATACTATTAGGACAAGACGGTCTTCAGTATCCAGTTATACAAACAACGATAAATGATGTTATAGTTGCTATTTTTTCATCAAATGCGTTTAATATTGCAGAATCTGCAAGACCAACTGGCTTTGATGATAACCTTATAGTTGGAATAAATCTTCCAACCACTAGCGCAGTAAAAGGTAGACTAGAAGGCGTTGCAGATCGTGCAACTATCTTAGATAATACTAGAACTATTAACGGCGTCGGGTTTAATGGAAGTAATAATATTACTATTCAAGCATCTACTTCTAATATCTTGATTTCTGGAGATTATATTCTTGGTAGTAATTTCGATGGTTCTGCAGAAACAGAATGGAGCATTGATGCAACACCAAATAATGTTGTAGGAAAAGTTGTTGCAAGAGATGTAGCAGGCGATTTTAGTGCAGGCACTATTACAGCAGATTTAGTAGGTAATGTCTCGGGCAATGTTACAACAGCAACAGGTACAAGTAGATTTAATGTTATAGAAGCTAACAGCGTTATTGGTCCTGTTTTTAGCGGTAATTCATTTAGTGCGACAAAACTTCAAACAGCTCGAACAATAAACGGTGTGTTATTTGATGGTACAGAAAATATCGAAGCACCGTCTAATGCATTTACACTTACTGGTAACGAAATTTCTCAAAATGTTTTATTTTCAAGTCTTCGCAGAGTTGGAACATTAGATAGTTTAAGTATTAGTGATGCTGGTGTATCTATCGGCTCTTCGAATCAGCTTAATCTTAATAATACCAGTCAACCAGAAATTAATGCTACTGGACAACTAACTGTAAACTTAAATTCGACTGCGTATCTTAATTTAATTACAGCAGCCGATTCACTAGCCGCAGGCGGAGATAATACTGCTACCATATTTGGTAATGGAATTAATCTAGGACACAGTGTTAATACTTGGAATAAAGTATATGCCAACGAGTTTATAGGTAACCTAACAGGTAATGCTGATACTGCTACAAGTGCAGTTACATCTATTAACCTAGCCGGTGGTAGTGCTGGAACAGTCCCTTATCAATCTGCTAGCGGAACTACAGATATGCTGGTGCCCGGAGCTCCAGGACAAATATTAACACTGAATGGTAGTAGTATTCCGACATGGGACAATATTGCATTTGCAGAATTATCACCAGGTAGCTATCTAACAGGTCTAGTTTATGATGGTAATACACTTACTACATGGAATGTAGATGCTACAAATACAAATACTGCCAATAAAATAGTAGCAAGGGATGCAAACGGTAATTTTAGTGCAGGAACAATCACAGCTAATCTAGCAGGTAATGCTAATACAGCTACTAGTTTAGCAACATCAAGAACAATTAACGGTGTTAGTTTCGACGGTACTCAAAATATTACCGTAACTGCACAAGATCCAGATAGTGTAACTAAAACCGGTGACACAATGTCGGGATTCTTAACTCTACATTCGAACCCAATCGCAAGTTTACATGCCGCAACAAAACAATATGTTGATACAACTGTGGACCAACAAATAGATGCATTAGGTCCAGGGTTAGTAAGAGCGTTCGTTAGATTTGACGGAAGCGATTTAACGATTAAAAATAGTTTAAGAGTAGATAGTGTTCAGCGTATATCGTCCGGAAGATATCGAATAAATTTTGCAAGTGGAGCATTTACAAATGCTAACTATGTGTTCAGTGGAATGGCAAGCGATACAGATCATTTTGTTTCATTCAGAAGCTCTACAGTGTCTTCTGCAGAAATATGGACTATAGATAACGGATCAGGAAATAATTCTCCTAGTAATACCGGCGGCGATGTAATGGTAACCTTTTTTACATAAATATTAAACAAGATAGGAAACAATATGGCTTACCAGGTTGACAAATTTAACGGAACATTTTTAACTTCAGTAGAAGATGGTACAATCGATACTACTACAGATATTAGATTTGTAGGTAAAAACTATGCAGGATATGGAGAAGTGCAAAACGAAAACTTCTTACATATTTTAGAAAATTTTGCAAATACTACAGCCCCGCCAAAAGTTGTAACAGGTCAAATCTGGTTTGATAGTGCTAATAATAAATTAAAATATTATGATGGTAGTAGATTTAAAATCGCTAACGGTGCTGAAACAGGCACTACTGCTCCTACCGGTTTAGGCATTGGAGAATTTTGGTGGGATACAAGTTCTAATCAGTTGTATGTTTGGACAGGTATAGAATTTACACTAGTTGGCCCAGAATCAAATCCAGAACTAGGAACCTCTGCGGCAGTTGCACAAGTTGTTAAAGATACTGGATTAACAAATAGAAGTATCTTAACACTGTCTTCGGCCGGTAAAGTAATAGGAATTATTAGTAAAGATGCATTTACTATCAATAGTACTATAAATCCAATTGAAGGTTTCACTGATGTTAAAAAAGGATTTAATCTAGTTGATACAAATACTTCTGGAGTTTCTCAAAATGATCATGTATATTGGGGAACTGCTTCTAATGCATTGAGACTAGGCGGAGTTCCAGCCAGCGATTTTGTTCAACGCGGAAATACAATATTTGATCAAGAGATTGTATTTAGAGATCCGGGATTTACGTTAGGCGACGATAATGATTTAAAAGTTAGTGTAGATTCTACTACTGGTCTGGTATTTGAAAATCAACTAGGCGAAGATATTACATTTAGAATTGTCGTAACACAATCATCGGACGAACGAGATATTTTAAAAGTTACATCGTCTAGTATTGAACCTGGTTTAGATAATGTATACACTGTAGGAACTGCTAGTCGTAGATGGAGTAATATTCATTCTGCAACATTTACAGGAAATTTAGTAGGCAATGTTACCGGTAATACTACAGGCGTACATTCAGGAAATGTTACAGGCGAAGGCGGAACAGTTTTAGTTAATGCAACTACTAATCATATTGGCGATGCAACAGTCACATCTCCGAACTTATTTGGTATTTTACAAGGAAGTGTTGTAGGAAATGTACAAGGAACTGCAACGAATGCGAGCAGACTAACAGATATAAGTCCTAGTATTGCAATTCCGGTAGATGCAAATAAGCAATCTGTGGTAATTCGAGATTCGTCAGGTAATATTAACGGGGTTCAGTTTGTAGGTATAGCAGACAATGCAGACCGTTTAAAAATAGACAACAGTGCAACAGATACAGACCCCAACTACAGAAGTGCAAAGACGACCAAGACTGCAAATACTATTGCCGCCAGAGATGGTTCAGGAAACCTTTTAGCAAACATCTTTGATGGAACTGCTACTGCTGCACGATACGCTGACCTAGCAGAAAAATATTTAACAGACCGAGAATACGAAGTCGGAACAGTGGTTAAAGTTGGCGGCGATGCAGAAGTTACTACTTGTACTTCAGGATCTCATGCAATAGGTGTTGTTTCAGAAAATCCAGCGTTTATGATGAATAGCGAACTCGATGGCGGCACATACATTGCTCTTAAAGGCCGAGTACCTGTTAAAGTAGGCGGAAAAGTACAAAAAGGTGATACATTAGTTGCTGGTCAAAATGGTTATGCAGTAGCTGGAACCGAAGGGCATGTTTTCGGAGTTGCACTAGAATCAAACGAAAGCGAATCAGTAAAGCTTATTGAAGCGGTAATTTTATAATGGCATTAGCTGGGGATATTGAAGCTCTAGATTATAATACAATTAGAGCCAATATTATAGAAGTAATGGGTACCGGATTAGGTACTTATGGGTATGGACAAACTATAGTAAGCAGTGCCGTTTCTGCAGGAAATACAATTACTGCCGAACAATGGACACAGCTTAGATTTGATATTATTAATACATTAACTCATCAGACAGGAAATACTCCATCAGCAGTATTAATAAGTACCAGTGATGTAATTGACGATCAAGCAAGTGATCCTGTGATTAACTATACTACGTTAACTACCCAAGCTAGAACAAATAGATTTGATCTTGCTCCTAGCCAGAGTGTTACTTCTGTTATAGGGACACCTAAAACTTATACAAGTTCGTGGAGCAGTTTAGCAAGTTTAACTTGTACACTAACATTTAATAATGCAAATGAAGCAAGATATTTTTTCAATAGTGGCGGAAACATTAAGGTAACTGCATCTAGAACTGGCGGGTCTTCTACATTACAAAATGCTTCTTGGACTGCATTATTAACTGAAGCAGGTACACAAATATTTAAAGCTTCTGCAACTGAAGAAAATAATTTTTATACATTAACCAACGCATATCAAACAATTTACGAGTTAAGTGCTAGTGCTGCATATGCAAACAACACATATAGAATATCTGCTAAATGCGACGTTACAAATAATAACACAGGGACGGCTACAGAAGTTGATATTAAAATAGATTTGATTGATAATTATGTAGATTCTGGACCGGAGGTCGCTCCGGGCGATGCAATAAACGGAACATTAACAATAAGTCTAGAAGAACAAAAAGCATTAGGAACACTTCAACCATCAGATATATCTGAGGGAGGCCCAACTGGAAACTTCTCTATAACAAGTCCGACTTTTTCTGTATCAAATATTACAGCAACATAATAGTAGCAGATAAATAATTTAGAGGTAAGTAATGGCTGTAGGCGATATCATTGATAGAGACGACTACAATAGTATCCAAACTATTGTTCAAAATGTTTTAGGAACAGGGTCATCTAACTCTGGATACGGACAACCAGTTTTAAGTAGTCCAGTCTCTACTGGCCAACGAGTTACAATTCAAGAATGGGATAATGTTAGAAATGATATTATCAATATCTATCGCCACCAAAATGGAACTATTCCAACACTCCCTAGTGCTACAGAAGGCGCAAAAGTACGCTACAATACAACAAATTCTGTGTGGAATAAGTTTCTTACAGAAGTTCAAGGTTTAAACACTGATAGATTTGATCTCGGTGTAATGCAGTTTTTAACTACTAATCAAGGGTCTGCTCCGAACTTTACATCTCTTTGGAAAAACGCATTAACCTGTATAGTCACAGTAGAGTTTGACAGTGGTGAAGAAGCCAGATATTTTTTTAACTCAGGCGGAAAAATAGAGTTTACTAGTTCGAGAAGCGGAGGAACAGAATCTGGTGGATCGTCGACTATTAGAGCACAAAATGCTAACTGGACAGCATTGTTAGACAGTGCAAGTCCTGCGTTGTTCGGCGGCAGCACAAGTTTAACATTAAACGGTAGTAACTATTTTGGATGCACTAGCAGTTATACAAGTCCTTTTTTTAGTGCAACAGGAACAAGTGCATATTCTACAAATGATTGGACAATATATGCAAGAACGCCGGGTGTTGCAAATAACAATAGCGGGTCTGCTAGCACTATTGAATTTCGTGTCGAATGGAATGACGACCATGTTCCGCGAGGTCGAGCTACTGTGGATGGTGTAAATGGAACATTGACGTTATCTTCCCGAAGTATTGATCCAATATTTAATCTAGTGCCAGCATCTGCGGTGCCTAATCCTATATCAGTACCAACTACTACATTTTCAAACATTACTGGAAACTAGTTTTTTTATACCTGCCATTCGTTGATTATAAATAAACTGCTACTATTATTAACGGAGCAGATCATGAACGAAGCATTTCAATCAGCATTGAAGTTTTCAAATTATAAGCAAACATTTGCCATTCAACGACAAGAAATTAAAGAAAAAAATGCCGCAAAGTTAACCTATGGGCACAATGGCGGTCTCTTTAAAATCAATCAAACATTATTAAACTTTGTACAAACCTTATGTTCTATGCAACGAACCAAAAACATAGTATTAATAGATGCAAATGAGAATCCTGTATTAGTAGAAGATCTAGAAAATTTCCAAGAAGAAATTTTTGACCGATACTTTACTTCGACTTTAGAATACTATAACGAATACAAAGAACTATCTAAAAAAAGAAGTGTAGAGCGACTATTAGATGAATAAAGGTGTATTGCTATTTGCTCATAATAATAGAGAAGTAGACTATGCTAGAATGAGTATTATCTCCGGCGGCCTTGCAAAAAAACATTTAGGTGTTTCGGTTAGCTTAGCCACTGACGAATCTACTGTAGCATGGATGCAAGAAAGTGGGATATATGATCAAGCAGAATTTTTATTTGATAATATTATTTTAATAGACAGACCAGAAATATTAAATTATAGAAGATTACACGATGGTGAATCTGAAATAAAAACACCGTTTATAAATCAAAATAGAAGTAGTGTTTGGGACATTACTCCCTATGATCGTACATTACTTATAGATTGTGATTATTTTATAATGAGTGACAATCTTAATGCATATTGGGATGTTGATCAAGATGTATTAATTGGTGATAGTATACAAGACGTCCACTGTGAAGATAGAATGAACTATCTTGACAAATACATTTCTTATACTGGAATGAAAATGCGCTGGGCAACTATTTGTATGTTTACTAAAAACGAAAACAGCAAGTTATTTTTTGATCTAGTTCAAGATATTAGGGACAACTATGGTTTGTATGGATCTGTATATCGTTTTACGGATATGCAATATAGGAATGATATTTCATTTAGTGTTGCTAATCATATATTAAATGGATTTAATACCGTTGAAGAATATACATTACCTCCAGTGTTAACAGCACTTGACAAAGATGTTTTATACAAAGTTGTTAATAACAGATTATATTTTTTAATTAACAGTAACTTGTTTCAAAAATATTATGCAGTATCTAACAAATCTAGAGATATACATATAATGAATAAAAAAAGTGTAGTTAGGAATTTTGATGCACTGATGGAGTTGATATGAACTTTGGATATTTACTGTTTGTAAAACACAACGATGAGATTGATTATGCCAAACTAGCATATGCTTTAGCATTAAGTATAAAGCACACACAACGAGAAGGTTATGATCGTGTTGCACTAGTCATTGATGACAAGTCTCAGCTTGATCGATTTCATAGTCCTTGGGTATTTGATGAAGTAATAGAATGGGACGGCCCGGAGGGGTGGGACGGCAGATCATACATGGATAAACTTACACCTTGGGATTATACTGTGTGTTTAGATGCAGATATGTTATTCTTAAGAGATTACAGTCATTGGATTGAATATTTTGTAAAGAACAGTGAACTATATGTAACAAATAAAAGTTATACATACCGTGGAGAGCTAGTTGCAGATGATTATTATAGAAAAACATTTACAGTCAACGATCTTCCGAATTTATACAGCTTTTTTACATTCTTTAAAAAGGATTCAGCCTTAGCTAGAGAGTTTTTTACACTTGGTCGCAGAATAATAGACAATCCTCAAGAGTTTGCAAATGTATTTTTATCAAAACTTAAACCAAAAGTAATAGGGACTGATGAAGCATTTGCATTAAGTGCAAAAATATTAGATATCACAGATGAGATTGCTTACGATTTAGAATTCCCAAGAGTGGTTCATCTCAAGCCTATGATACAAAACTGGGCTTGGCCCGCAACTCTAGTAAGTGATCATGTGGGATTTTATCTAAACAAACAAGCAGAATTAAAAATTGGCAATTTTCAACAATATGATATTGTTCATTATGTAGAAAAAGATAAAATTACTACAGAATTATTAAGTATATTGGAACATCTAATATGGAAGAAGTAGAATTTCAAAAATGGGTTAAGCAGTTACAAGAACAAGTACAAGAACACAAATATTCTGTTATATATAACCCATCAACCATGCAAATCTTACAAGTGGGCCCTAGTCATGCATTATTAAACTGTGGCGACAACTGTTTAGAAATAGAAACAGATATAGCAGAAAGAATATTATCGGGAGAAATTAGTATTCATTCTTGTTATCTTGATGCCGATAACGGCGAAATTGCTATAACTGAAACTAAGAGTCTAATCAAAATTGATGACGTTCTGCATAGAATTCCAAATTTAAAATGGTGTACTATAGAAAATCCTGACGTGTATTTAAAATTAAATTCTAAAAAATCTAAAATTAATATACAACTAGGAGTTCAATGGGGCGGAACATTTGTTTCTAAAAATATATCTTATGCTAAATCTAGAAAAATTGTTTGGAGTGGAGACACGCTTATGGAGTTTTTAATTACTGATTATAATGATCCTAATATAATCTACGATTCTTTTAGTTTTGCAATACAGGACTTGATGAACGACGATTTAGAGTTTATAATTAAAGTTCCACATTCTGAAGTAAGTGTGTATACCAAACGAATTTTTAAAAACTATGTTGTAGAGTATGTATGAATTTATTAGAATTTGATGTAATATTTCTCAGCTATGATGAGCCTAATGCAGAAGAACATTATGCTGATCTATGTAATAAAGTACCGTGGGCAAAACGAGTACACGGTGTAAAAGGTTCAGATGCTGCACATAAAGCAGCTGCCGAACTGAGCGAAACAGCATGGTTTGTAAGTGTCGATGCAGACAATATTATTCGTCCAGAATTTTTCGATGTTGACCTAGACATGTCTGATGATGAAATACAAGTGTATAGTTGGTGCGGCAGAAACAGTATTAATGGATTGCGATACGGGAACGGCGGTTTAAAATTGTGGAATAAAGAATTTGTGTTAAACATGAAAACGCACGAAGCCGCAGAAGACGATAGAGCACAAGTAGATTTCTGTTGGGAGCATGGCTATCGAGCAATGCCACAAACCTATAGTGACAGTATTATTAACGCAACACCTTTTCAAGCATGGAGAGCAGGATTTCGTGAAGGCGTGAAGATGACACTGCATGACGGATTGCGTGTTCCTAGCCAGCAACTAAAACAGCATGTATGGTGGCACAACATACATCGTTTAAGAATGTGGTCAACTGTAGGTGCTCATGAAGATCATGGCGTATACGGCGTTTTAGGAGCACGACAAGGCACTTATATGACGAATTGTACAGACTGGGATTATGTACAGGTCCGTGATTTTGATTATCTTAGAGAATTGTATGACGAAATAGTAAGTTCTTTGGAGGATGTTGAATCTGAAATCAAACTACTCGGCGATAAAATTAAACTTGATTTAGGATTAGACTGGCCGTTTCTTGATCCACAGCAAAGTGAATATACTTTGGATTTGTATGATGAAACTATTCAACTTTGTAAGACATACTATAGATAATGTACGACATACTATTTCTAGGACAGGATGATGCAGAATGGCAACGATTTAAGTTGCACTACCCCAATGCACATCGTATGCCGGCTAATAGTTCGTGGGCAGATTTAAAAAAACAAGCATTTACTAAAATGTTTTGGGTTATCTGGGACGACCTAATTTTTAATCACAGTTTTGATTTAAACAGTTATCGTGCTGACGAGTGGGACGATATGTATGTGCATGTTTTTAAAAATAAAAACACGTATGACGGTGTTTGTTTGTTTTCAAAAAAATTAAATATTACTCCGAAAGAAATTTATTATAGATTTTTTATAAAACGAAAAGAAGTTAATATATTAGCATCTACACCTTTCCCTTACGAACAGCTTTATATTACTGATTATAAAGACTATAATGATCAAATTTCAAAAGCTACTAGTGAGTTTGTTTGGGTAATTCCTCATGATATTGATTTAAAATTTGATTTTGATTACCAAATACCGCATTGGGAAAAAGACATTGTTCATATTTTTCGAAATGGAAAATATTTTGATGGTATTTTTTTGCAACATAAAACTAAAAATATTTCTCAAAAAGAAATTGAGTACAGATTTTTTATAAAGAAAAAAGAAATTGACATATTAGCAAGCAATCCGATAAAACAAGAGTTTGATATAGTTTTTATTTCGTTTAATGAGCCCGATGCTGACAAAAATTTTGAATTATTAAAATCAAGATTTTCGAGGGCAAAACGAGTACACGGTGTATCTGGAATTCACAATGCGCATATTGAGGCTGCTAAACAATGTATTACTGATATGATTTATATTGTAGATGCAGATGCAGTAGTTATGGACACATTTAATTTTGATTACCAGGTCGAAACGTGGAATAAAGATGCTGTACATGTGTTTCGGAGTAAAAACCCTATAAATGATTTAATATACGGATATGGAGGAATTAAACTGCTACCTCGAGATTTAACTTTAAAACTAGATGTTAACACTACAGATATGACAACAAGCATTAGTAATAAATTCAAAGCAGTTGACATAGTAAGTAATATTACAGCATTTAATACTGATCCTTTTAATACTTGGAAGTCAGCTTTTAGAGAATGTGTAAAATTATCAAGTAAAGTAATTGCTAGGCAAAAAAATAATGAAACCGATGAACGATTAACAACATGGTGCACTGTGGGAGAAGATAGGCCGTATGGTAAATTTGCAATTCTCGGAGCACAAATGGGTAAGGAATACGGCGAGTCTTATCGAAATGATAAAGACGCATTGAAACTTATTAATAACTTTGAATGGCTTGAACAAACATTTAAAAATGAAATATAATAGAAATATCAAAGGAAATGAATTAAGAAAAATTAACGGAACGTACGAGTCTAGGTATCAGCATGATTCGGAATATGTTTTACAAGAATTAAACAAGATTAGTCCTAGTTTTTGTTTAGCTAAGTGGTATAATGTAAGCTTGCATATACCTACCGGCCGTACTCACAGTTGTTATCATCCAAAAAGTCATCGTATTCCGTTAGATGAACTTAAAAATAATCCTTCTGCATTGCATAATACATCATATAAAAAACAACAGAGAGAACTAATGTTAACCGGTATAAGACCCGACGAGTGCAGTTTTTGTTGGCAAATTGAAGATAGCGGTACACAAATAAGTGATAGAGCATATCGAAGCAAAGATGTATATACTTCAGAGTTAATAGAACATGTTCAAATAGATGACGATCCGATTCCGAGATATTTAGAGGTAAATTTTAATCAAGCATGTAACTTCAGGTGTTCCTATTGTGGCCCTCAATTGAGTACAGCCTGGCAAAAAGAAATAGATAAAAACGGCTCTTATCAGTTATCGGATAGAATACATAACGATTTAAACTGGGTTCTAAACACAATGGAACCCGACAACGGACCTAACAATCCTTATCTTCAAGCATTCTGGGAATGGTTTCCAGATGTATATCCGCATCTTCATACATTTCGAATGACCGGCGGCGAACCTTTAATGGATAAAAATACATTTAAAATATTTGAGTATGTTAAGGAGAATCCAAAAGAAAATCTGCATCTTAGTATTACTAGTAACTGTTGTCCTCCGAACGGACAGTGGGAAAAGTTTTTATCGTCTTTAAGAGAAATTACAGATAGAAATGCTGTAGATCATTTTATGTTATTTTGTAGTCTAGACAGTTGGGGTAAGCAAGCAGAATACATTCGCAACGGTTTAGATTTTGATATATTATACAAAAATATCACAGATTATTTAAAATACAGTGATAAACACAGTCTTACATTTATAATAACATTCAATACTTTAAGTTACACTGGATTTTTAGAATATATACATAGTATTTTGAAACTTAGACAAGAACATAATACAGATAGACAATTAATATGGTTTGATGTTCCACAATTATCTGATCCTGATTATATGAATCCTAAACTTATGCCCGAAATGACCGTGGAATTAGACAAAGCTATTGAGTTTATGGAAGCAAACAAAGACACAGAGCTTAATGAATTTAAAGGTTTTAGTGATTTCGAAGTTAGCAAGGTACGTCGATTAAAAGATTGGATTTTAAGCGATACAGGATTTAACCAAGAACGTGCAATGAAAAATTTTGCTATGTTTTGGGAACAACATGACAACCGTATGGGAACTAATTTTGCAATATCATTTCCTGAGTTAACAGATTTTTACAAAAGGTGTCAAAATGTCTAACAATAATGTAGACCATATTAAAACTGTAAGAGACAGATTAAACGCTGTTGGTCCTGGATTCTGTGCAATGAAATGGTTGCATCAAACTCTTTATTTACATACTGGCGATAACCACAGTTGTTATCATCCAAGACCTCATCATATTCCATTACACGAAATCAAAGAAGACCCTAGTGCTTTACACAATACTGAATGGAAAAAACAACAGCGCAAAACCATGCTAGAAGGCGGCCGCCCAGACGAATGTTATTATTGTTGGAACATTGAAGATCTGGAAGGTGAACATATTTCAGACAGAATGATTCACAGCGCCAGTGATTTTTCTGAGCCACTGATTGAAGATCTAGCAAAATTACCCTGGGACGCTCCGATTAATCCACGTTATTTAGAAGTAAGTTTCGGAAACGGATGCAACTATCGTTGCGGCTATTGTTGTCCGCAGGCCAGCACTAAATGGATGGACGAAATCAAAAAACACGGCAACTATGATCTAACATACAATCAGTATGGTATTGATTTTTTAGAACACGGTACTTACTACGGTCCTAAAGATGACAATCCTTATATTGAAGCATTTTGGAAATGGTGGCCCAGTCTTAAAAAAGACTTACACACATTGAGAATCACAGGCGGCGAACCTCTAATGAATCCGGGTGCAATGCAGTTTTTTGATTTATTAGAAAAAGAACCAGCACCGCAATTAGAAATTACTATCAATAGCAATCTTGGCGTAAGTTTTCAAAAAATTGACAAATTATTAATTAGAGTAAGAAGTTTATTGGATCAAAAGAAAATTAAAAAATTTAGTTTCTTTACCAGTATAGAAAGTTGGGGCCCCCAAGCAGAATACATGCGAACAGGCATGGACTGTGCTCATTGGGAACGCAACATGAAAGAAGTGCTTAAACTAGGAACTACTGTAAATCTAATGTGCACCTATAATGTGTTATGTGTTACAAACTTTCAAAAACTGTTACATAAAGTTATAGAATGGCGTACAGAGTATGGTAAAGAAGCTATCAGTTTCGACACTCCGTATCTAAAAGAACCACCGCATTGGATGATTAACATTTTGCCAGATAGCTTCTTAGAATACCAGGAGGACACTTTAAAATTTATCGAGAATCGTCCAGACTGGTTTACTGGTGTAGAATATGAAAAGTTTAAACGTGTTACAGACTATATGAAATCTAACACTATTATGTCCGATAAAATTCTACAAGGACAGAGAGACTTCTACAGTTTTTTTACGGAAAACGACAAACGTCTAGGAACTAACTTGTTAGAATTATTTCCAGAATATACAGATTTTTACAATCACTGTAAACAGGTATATGAGAATTGCAATGGTGCAACTATATGATTGAAAAAATAATATCGATCGGTGATAGTTTTTTAGCAGGTGCAGAAATAACTTATCCTTTACCAGATAATGAGTTCACTGCACCTGCGTTATTATCAAAAAAATACAAAAAACAATTTTTAAATTTAGCTGTTCCGGGTATAGGATTACAATTAGCAACAAATATTTTTTTGGAGCAAATAGAGAACAGAGTAGCAGATAGCAATACATTGGTAATATTTTGTTTACCTCCAGTCGGTCGAATTGATTTTATTCCAAAAAAAATATCAGATGATTTTAAACCAACATTAGATTATACTTTTTTTCGAGACATTGAAGCAGGAAAATATAGTAAAGACAGGCTTACGAGCGATTTTAACAATATAAAAGGAATATATAATTATCTTCAAGATACTGTCGATTTTTACAAAATGGGAGAGTTACATTATTTGACATGCATTAGTCTTTTAAAAAATTTAATATCAATCTACGATTTTAAAATTATAACTTTTTTTGGATCTAAACCATATTTTATACATAGGCCAAATCATCATCATTATGTAAAAATAAATTTTGAGGAAGATATATTAAGTAATACAGGATTTGTTCAATGGTCCGAATCTAACAACTATTATATACATAAATTCGGCCATCCTGGAAAGGAAGCACATGCAGAACTATGCAACATAATAGAAAATAAAGTGTTAGAAAAATACGGGAATATTCTTAAACTATGATAAATGAAAATAACAAACATTCTTGGTGTGTAAATGCTGATCATGCTATGAGTGGTGATAACACAGGAACAACAAAAATTTGTTGTATGACAGATGATAAAACTAGATCTAAATCATTGCTCGACAGCACTATTGAAGAAAACTTCAATCAAGAAAAATTTTTAGAAGTAAGAACCGCTTTAGCAAGTGGAGAAAGGCACGATATTTGTAAGTTATGCTGGGCAGAAGAAAATTCTGGACGTAAAAGTAAAAGATTAAGAGATAACGAAAAATATTTAAATCATTTACAAAATGGCGGAAAACCGTTCGAAGGTTTAGCAAAATTTGAGCTTAATTTAGGAAATACCTGTAATTTAAAATGTAGAACTTGCGCTCCCCATAGTAGTAGTCAGTGGATAAAAGAAAAGTTTGATATTATAGAAACCGATGCTTGGAAAGGTGATTTTAAAGCATATTCCAATGAAATGAAAAAATATCATATGACCTACGATGAAGATAGTGTGTTTTGGGATGATTTAGAAAAAAATCTACATACTATAAAGCAGTTTGATTTTTACGGCGGCGAGCCTTTTATGAGTAAGAAAATGTGGCGTATTTTAGAAATATGTATTGATCTAGATTACGCTAAAGATATCGAGCTACATTATGCAACTAATGCCACCCATTGGCCAGAAAAACAAATAGAATTGTTCCATCATTTTAGACATGTAAATCTAAATTTCAGTATCGACGGAATAGGCGATCAGTTTACATATATGCGACATCCTGGCAAATGGGAAGACGCATCTACAAATATGAATAAAGCAAAAGACTTACAACATACACATCATAATATTCATATTAGTTGGTGTATTACAGTCAGTTTGCTTAATATATTTTCTATATCAGATGTATTAGAAGAACATAAAAACAATTATTCTTCTTTTGGGTCTTATTTAAATTTAGTGCATAGTCCTGAATATTTTAACATTGGTATTATGCCCGATGATGTTAAAGAACAAGTTATTGCAAAACTTGAATCAATACCCCGGCATCATACAGATATGTGGTATCATCACCTTCCTGGTGTTATTAATTTTATAAGAAATGGAAAACATAATTCTAAATTATGGGAAGAATTTAAACAAAAAATACAAGTTCATGATATTTACAGAGATGAACAATATTCTAAAGTATTTCCAGATTTTGCAAAAATTATAGGATTGTAATATGAACTTTTTTAATTATGACGAACTAACACAAATACATGTTGAACTTACAAATGCCTGTAATGCTGCCTGTCCTATGTGTACCAGATTTCATATTAACAGTCCGCTAATACGTCCTGATTTAACTATTGATCAAATTACCTTAGAAAAATTCAAAAAATATTTTCCACCAGAAATAATCAAAAAACTTGAAATTGTATTGTTTTGCGGAGTTCACGGTGACCCAGGTATGGCTCGTGATTTATACGAAATTTGTGAATATATTGCAGAAACAAATCCAAATACCGCAGTGAGAATAAACACTAATGGAGGAATGAGAAATCCAGAATTCTGGGGTAAGTTAGGAAAGTTATTTTCTCAACAAAGAAAAGATCATTGGCGTTGGATAGTTACATGGAGTATTGACGGATTAGAAGATACTAATCATCTTTATAGAAGAAATGTAAAATGGGATAAGTTAATGGCTAATGCCCAGTCTTTTATTGATGCAGGCGGGTATGCCGATTGGGACTACCTAATCTTTCGGCACAACGAGCATCAAATCAATAAATCCTATGATTTATCTAAAAAAATGGGGTTTGAAAATTTTTACCCCAAAAAGTCTTTAGGAGTCGATAACGGTCAACGACTACAAAAAATGAGCGCCATTAATCGTGAAGGAAAATTAGATTATTGGATTTATCCTCCTCAAGATCCAAAAAACAGAAATTTAGAAAATCCTATAGATGATAATATAGTGGATAGATATTGGGAATTTGATGTAGAACATTATAAAAAACTTAAAGAAAATAAAATGCCTTATAATGATCATGATACTTTAGTAGAAACTGTATATGAAGTTATTGTATCGGAAAATAATGAAATTTTAGACAATGCTGTAATAAAATGTAAAGCCGAAACAATGTCTAAAGGAAAAGAAATCTTTGTCGATAATTTTGGAAGGGTCATGCCTTGTTGTTATGTAGGAACACATCTTAATGGTGTTCACAGCGATAGCCAAAGTTTACAACTTCATCACGAAGTTAAAAAATATGGTTGGGATTTTTTTGATTTGAATAAACACACACTAAAAGAAATTTTACATGGTCATCATTTAGATAGAATTTTTACAGATTCGTGGACCAAACCTAGTTGTTCTAAAGGAAAAATGGCCTATTGTGCTAACATCTGTGGAACATATAGTCGGGTTGATAGGATCTATACTCACGAAAAAATGAAAGATACTAGCAGGAATTGGAGAAAAAATTAAAATACCCACAATTAATAAAAAATAATTAATTCAAAAGGTGATAAATGAATATAGGATTTATTGGTGTTGGTAAATTAGGTATGCCATGCGCAGAAGCAATGGCACAGAAAGACCATAATGTTATAGGATATGATATTGCTAAGTAGTTGTTGATCCGTGGAGGAAGTTTGAATCAAAAGTGAATACTGTGATTCATTATGGAAATACTAGGAATCAATTCCTTTAATTTTTAAAATATTACTACTAGATTCTGTTATATCTTGCTTTAGTTTTTCTATATCTAGTTTGAAACCAATTTTACCAATATCTTCGCGATAATCTTCTATGGTTTCCATGATCTTTGCCGCTATTTTATCGGGATCTTCGAGATCCTGCGTTTGTTCCTTTATATCAATTTCCCATATACTTCCATCTTCAAATTCTATGTGAATGTATTCGACATATGCAACAGGCATGGTATTGATATAAAGGTCTTCAAATGCTTCAGGCCATTCGTCGACAAACTGCTTAGAAGGCCTAAATAATTTTCTAGGCACTTTCTGAAGCTTTTGTCTTTGTAGCTTTCTTAGGAGTAGGATCTAACTCTTCAGCTTCTCTACGCAATCTAGCCGCTTCTTTGTACATAGCATCGGCTTGACTACGGTATGACTTAGCAAGATCTTGATCACTAAGTGCTCCGTCCGTAGGAGCTCGGATTGCTTCGCCCGACGGCAGTGATTCAGTTATAGGTGCTACATCCTGTGCTTCTACCGTAGTTTGTGCTTTTGCAGGAGCACCCTTTACAAATGTATAAAGCTCATCTATTGTGCAGTTTTTCTGCTGTGCAATAAATTGATTAAGCTCTGACAAATGAACTTCGTTAGTAGGAGTTGGAGTCATTATTACTAGATCTGTAGGAACTTTTTGTAGTCTATTATCTTGTTGCATGGCTTGCAACATTCCACGGCCGTCTGGAAATCGACGAATAAACATAACTTCACCAAACTCGAATGCTTCCTGAGATTGATCTTCTTCGACAGTTTTCATAATACTATCATGATACTGATCAGGTAACTGTGCTACTGGTAGTACTAATGCATGATTAGATTCGCCAGGTAATGTACGAAAAACTACAAGTACTTTAGCACCTGTGTTTTTCATTTTTCCGATATGTTTAATACTTTTCATTATTCTTCCTTGTTGGTTACTGCTTCGAGGAATATGTTTAGTTTGTTGAATGTTTTTCCTACTGCTTCTAGCTCGTTGGCTTTAAACGCACCTCGTTGACTAGCTACTTCGATGATATTTTTTAAAGCAGACAAATCACTGATGTTAAGATCAGGACCTTTGGGAGCTTCAGCTTCCTGTTGTGGTGCTTCCTGTACCTCTGCGTTTTCTACTTGTGTTTCTTCAGTCATTAAGTTCTCCTTGTGTATGGACATGCTAACATAAAATATGTTAATTCTTTTTCTTCTTCAAATCCTACTATTGTGGTTGTTCGAAGTTTTTCATCTTTACCTATTCGAGGAATTCTAGAAATACAAAACCTACCTCGAAGCTTTGTATTAACCCAATCCTCAACTTTAACGATATTAAAATCGTCTACTGCTACTGATTTAAAATGTACAGGTAAAAAATTTAATCGTCTTTTCTTAAGTACATCAATAACATTCAATTCAATGCTTTCGAAATTATTTATGGTCATTTAAAATATACTACTTTAATTGTGATCTATTCGCTTTGCCATAGCCTTTGTATACCCTAGTTTCTTTACATCTCCTGCAAACAAGTAGAGTTCAAACGCCGCCTTTTCTTTTAGTACAGTAATATTTTTCTTTGTTAAGTAAAATGGCGAATCGATAAAATTATCAAGCCATACAAGTATTTGTGGTGATATTGTTAAGCCTTTCGGCAAGTCTATTGTATAAGTTTTTATTTCTGCTTTTATTGAAATGTATTTAAACCCGTATTCAGTTAATCTTAATCCGCCACTATCTTTGGTTCGAACATTCCACCAAAAATGTATTTTATTATGTTTGATTTTGTGATCTGTTAATTCATCACCTGCGGCCTGCATAAACACTTGTGTAAGCCGATCTTTTTCATCCATTATTAGTTTTCTAATTCACCATTAGTCAGTTTATAAACTTCAAAGTCTGTGGTTTTAAATAATCTATTAAGTTTTTTAGCAAGGTTGTGAGCGTGTCCGGGATTGCTAAAACTTACTTTTTTGTATTTAGGGCCTGGATAGCTAGATAGCAGACTACCACTTTTTAAGTTAAAAGGCTTACCTTGATAGAAAACTGCCCAAATAGCCTCGCTGGCTAGAATTTGTTCTATCTTATAAGTTTCTTTATTAGCGTGTTCTAATAGCACGTCTGGTTTTGGCCTACTCATATATGCATATCCTAGTTATATACGCATATATTTATCTATTTAAAATCCACCACCGTCAAATTTTACATCAATTTCTGTTGTGTTCTCTCTAATTTCTTTTAGAATTTGATGAATTTCTGCAACAGTATTGCCAAGATTGCTAGTTAAAATTGCCAGTTCTTGTGTAAGTTCTCTAGCTTCTTGTATGCTAATTCTTATGTCTTTCTGCTGTGATTTTTCTGCCGCAACAATCCTACGAATAATCTTTTCTAGTGCAGGTAGATTATTTGGAATATTATTTTGCGACATTGCTTAGTGCCTGTTTTAAATCGTACTCATTTTTAAATGGTCCCTGATAAGGATAACGCTGAATTGTAATTAGCTTAGGGCAAAATCCTTTAACCCATCCTTTATCAAATTTAACAAGATAATATCCCGCACAGTATAAACTTTTACTGTCTGGACTTTTTGTAAACAGTGGAAGTTTCCTTTTAATATCATACATGCTGTTATATGGTGCAGTTTTGCAAGGATATCCATGTACTTCTAAAGGTTTCGAATCATCCGCCGGTTTAATAATCTTAGCAACAAAAAAGTCTTGCCCGAACTGCTCGGTAATACTCTTTTTATTTTTAAAGATTTTTACGCCAGACTCGCTACTCATAACAAAGCGATCGTCTTCATTTTTGCGTAGTGTAGCACATTTAACTCCGTTCTGTTCTACAATCCAAAACTTGTCTTCGATAATAGGCTTTGCATGTATCTCTGTCATTTTATTCTCCTGCAGTGTATCTTGCATTTAGTGGCTCTGCATAACTTTGTGCTTGATCAGCGATTTTTTGTAAATCCCAAAGGTTACAGAACTTCATTAATCGTATCCCGACCTGATTAACATCTTTAGGCTCACTAGTCTTTTCTTTAATTGTGTTATTAATTATTTCTCTAATATTTTCAGGTTGTTGTGTTAAATCGATTAATTGACGATTTCTTTCATAATCATCTAACACACGATGCTCTTTGCCTTCGTGGTCCATCCAGCGTTGCAACATTAAGTTATTCCAGTTAAATCCTTTTGTGCCTTTATCTTCAAATGCTTCTAACAACCCGACTTTATTTTTTGTGCCTTTTTTACGAACACCGGGATATGCACTAAAAACATTATCACTTGTGTCACCACGCATGCATTTTTCAAATAGTAACCATTGTGGATCAGGTGCAGTCTTTGCTTCTTTGGTTTTCTTATCAACCACAGGATTGTCGTTTTTATCAAAGTAACCTTCATGTGTAGTTGTAACTTCTTGTACACCGTTGTACTGTTTTACATTAGGAGCAATCAACTGTGCAAAGTCCGAATCTGTACTAATAATAACATGATTGTCATCGGGATGGGCTTGAATCCATCCTGCAATCAAATCATCCGCCTCGAGTTGTTTATGCTGTAGCACTGTGCAATTCGTTTTTTCAGTAATAAAATCCTTGAATGTGTCAAACGCCTCCCAAAAGACTCGGTCTTCTTCTTGTTCCTTCTCTGTGAGAGCAGCTCGGGCATCTGACCTATTGCGTTTGTAAGGCTCGTAATAGTCTTTCCGCCAACTACGACCTTCTAGACAGAAAATAACATGACTGCCATTAAAGTCTTGCCATGCTTTGCGAACACTGTTTAATGTAATATGAAATGCCATGCCAACTTTAATGTCTGCATCGCCTCGAATTACATGCCTTGCACGAAAAAATGTATTCGCTGTATCTACTAAAATGTATGTCATGGGTTCTCACGCTTAATTGCTTGAATATCTAAACTGCCTGTTGAAATTGCACCACCGTAGTCACCGTCGACTACAACATTAGCACACAACTCTCTAAACCAACGATCCACAACTTCTTCTTCGGGATCGTCGTCTAATCCGTAACCTTGTCCTCTTAATTGTTCGATAAAATATTTGTTCCAGTCAAGTTCAAAAAACCCATTACGGACATTTTCATTATTGACATGTGTTTCTACTACACCTACCCAAGGTTCTTTACGACGTGTGGCTCTTTCTTTTTCACTAAGTGTTTTAAGTTCTGCCTTTTCTTCTAGCTCTTTAGCTTTAGCAAGAGCAGCTTCTGCTTCTGCTTTAATCTTGTCAAGCCCAGTTAATTTTTCTAACCATTTCATTATGTTCCCCACTCATTCTTAAATAATGGCACTTGTAGTCTATCTGAATATCTAAGCCCATTGGACATAGCAAGTTCCGCTACACGGCGATTATTAAGCTCGTAGACATCATCCGTGCCGCCTACAGGCATTAAATATACAGGGCCTGTAAAGCCTTCTGCACGATAGATGTCTGCAGCCTCTAGTGCTTCTTCTGCATCTTCTTCTGTAGCAACTACAAATTTCAAATATGTATAACCCACTTCCTCGTATTCGCACACAATGTCTGGACGAATAGCCTCTGCAGGGTCTTCACCACTACAGCTAAGTTTAGCACTCACTGAAAATGTAACTTCTCTATCATCTCGCTGTGCCGTCCACGACTTCAAATACCGTTTAAAGTCTGTGTGTAACTTTTGAGAACCGTTTGTTTCAAATGTGATCTCTTTAAGTAACTGCATACTTTCGTTATCTAGTAAATCAGGATATGCTCGTTGCCATCCTAACAACGGCTCGCCGCCTGTGATCACAAGATGTTCATCTTCCCAGCCATCCCCTGGCAATAATTCACAGATGCGATCAGCAATGCCATCTGTTTCCATCATAGGTGAAAGATGTTTAAATCTTGGATCCCACGAAGCATAACTGTCACAACCTGTTGCCACAATAGGCAACTCTTCGTATGTGCTATACTTGTCAATGTCCTTTGCGATAACATCGTGTGCTGTGCTTGATTCGCCTTTGGGCATATTAAAGCCACTACAGGTAAAGTTACACCCGAATGTACGCAAGAAAATACTAGGAACTCCCATGTAGCGTCCTTCGCCTTGTATGCTATAGAATAGTTCTGCTATCTTTATTTTGCTCATTGTTCTATGTTACTGCCTTTTGATGCTTTTGTCAAGGTAATGTTATTGTTTTCGTCAATGTTCCATGACAGTGTATCACCTTCTTGCCAACCCATGCTCTCTAACATGTCTTCCGGAAATGGTAAAAGTAAATCGCCAGTGTCCGGATCTTCTTCAACATTAACAGTCCATTTAGCATCCGTCGCCATATACTACATCTCCTACAAAGTCAGTTGTCTGCGTATCTTTTTTATAGTTGCCCTTTTCAGGAATAACATGTCGAACACCACCTCGTGGATCTTCCATGTCACCGCTGCGTCTTGGAATAAGATGAACGTGTGGATACATAACAGTTTGACCAGCACTCGCACCGTAATTAACACCAACATTAAATCCATCGCAATACCCAGACAGCACTAAATCCTGTCCGTGCTTGTATGCTTCTGCTAAACATTTATTAACAGATTCAAGTTCGTCTACTTTAGGTACAAATAATAAATGTCCTTCTGTGACAGGATATCCGTCATTGTAAACTGTAAAAAGTTCTTCTTCCCAAACTACATCAGTCCATGGTCCATTCATCGTCCTACATTCTCCCAGGGGTATACAAGCCAAATATCATCTTCTGCTTTATTAACTTCGTGTGTGTAATATCCTACACCGTCAAACTCTGAACTTAGATTTTCTGTGATAGCAGCAAAGCGAACATTATTACCCCATATTGAATTCCACGCATCTGTTTCATTAGGTAAACAACTGCTCTGCCAATCCTGTTTGATCCAATTAAATGTAGCACCTGTGTCGTTGATATCGTCTA